GGACCGCAAGAGACTGAAAAATGTTTTGAAATGGTGTGTAAGAATCTGGATGAGATAAACAGTATAGTTTCAAAGCACCAAGAGGTTTTAAAACTTCACCTTGAGATGCTAAAAGCTAATAGGGAAGAGATTGAGACTTTTAGAAGTTCTAACATTGTTTTATTTGTTCTGCTCGGTGTTGTGATTTGTTGGAGATTTGTATGGTAAGAGAAACTTCAATTGAAGCGTATAATAAGATTAAGAGCGAGGGGCTACTTAAGGGGAGGCAATTTGATGTTTACGAAGCATTACATCTTTACGGTCCCAGCACCGGCGCAGAGCTTTTTTATAAAATGAAAAGAGCCAGAAACCCAAGTCACTCAAACGTAACCACAAGGCTAGGCGAGCTTAGAAATATGGGCGTTGTAGAGGAGATTAGAACTAGAAAATGTTCTATCACTGGGATGACGGTTATAGAATGGGGGGTTACTGATAGAACTCCTGTTAGGTTTAAAAAATCTGAGAAAATAAAATGCAAACACTGCGACGGAAAAGGCTATCACATGTCCCAACAAGCAAGGCTGTTTGATACATAAAGGATATATAATGAGCGATGATAAATTTATACCGCCGCCAATATTTGGAACATATTATCCGCATGAAGCTGAGAGGCTTAAAATTGAGCGCAGGATTAGAGTTGAGGAGATGGTTAAAACACTTCTGAAAGATCCAGAACATTCGGGGCCATATAAAAAGTTTGTAGACTTAGCAGTTTTGATTGTTGACTACATAGACGAAGTTTGTGAGACGAAGCCAAAAAGCGAGGAGAAGTAAATGGGCGATTATGTTCGAACACGTAAGCGTAAAAAAGAAGTAATTAAGTTTTTAAATGCTAAACAAGCTAAAAAAGCATCACGCTTGGGGCTTCTTAAAGAGGAGCGCCGATTACGCGAGTCAGTCATGCGGGATATTAATCAAGCTACAATTGCCGGAAGGGTACATACGAATAAATTCTTAACTGAGGATGAATATAAACTTTTATGCCCATGGCTTAAGAAGTTAGGATATGAAATAGGCATAGAGCCGCCGAATGGTGTAGCTGGGGCAACAACAACTGTCACGCAGAGCGGTTCTTTTTCTATGGGCTACGCAAGTAGACCGCCATCAATTGAATATTGGATAAGTTGGTAAAGCCATGAGTGACGATTTTGAAAAGGCGATGCGCGTGGTGGACGAAATTAAAAAGCGACTTGAGGCTGCGACGCCAGGAAAATCTTGGATTGATCTGCTACAAACAGGCGGCTGCTGGTTAAAATTGTTTGATTCTACCTATACAATACACCTTCAATCCAGATTAGGTAATTTTAAGCAAACAGAGAACGACGCCGCACTAACCGACCAACAGAACAAGGAAGAGTGAATTGTGCGAGAAACTAAGGTTAAGCCAAATCATGGTCCACCATATAAAAGGTACTGCACGATTTGTAAATCAGGCGGCAAGCCACATTGGGATTGTGATTGGGTTTACATTGTAGAAGAAGGAGAAAATATGCTGAATACTTCACTAACCGACCAATTTATGGACTACGACGAATCGCTAAAATACATTTCTGAAGAACTGGGTAAGTTCTTTGAAGGCGATGGCCGTAAGGCAGTTCTGTGGATGATGACGCCAAACCCAATGCTTGGGGATATAGTTCCAGCTTGGCTGATGCTTTCGCATCCAAATGGGCCAAAAAAATTGCACGATTTTGTTAAAAATTTACGCGAAGGTAATTTGCCATGACCCTAACCGACCAATTAGCCGAAATCAAAAAGCGACTTGAGGCTGCGACGCCAGGTCAATGGGTTAATCAGAAATGCTTTTCCGACTGGGGATTTCCATTTGTGAACCACGTGGGGCCCGTGGGTACAAAAACCCCGATTGAATTAAGATACGGTGGGAAGGTAAACTGCTTTCGTGATGACAAGGATGCAAAATTAAATGCGCAATCTAACGCAGACGCCGAACTAATTGCCCACTGCCCGACAGACCTCAAAAAACTAATCGCGGTGGTTGAGATACTAGGTGGAGAATTGCTTAAGCATCAAGATGGAATAGAAATTCATTTAGCAAACGGTAAGGTTTTTAATCCGAGCAAGGCACTCAGCCGCGCTGCTGAACTTATGAAAGGTGAGGGGTAGATGAAAATCCTAGACTTGTCGGCTGGCAATAGAGCGGTGTGGTTTAACAAAAATCATCCGCTTGCCGTTTATCTTGATAAGCGAGCCGAGGTTAATCCGACATTTGTTTGTGATACCAGAAGAATACCAGAAGAAGTTGGATCAGGTTTCGATATGGTAGTATTTGATCCGCCACATATGAATTGCGGCCCTAATTCAAATATGTCTAAGTCTTACGGATATCATACGACCGCTGAAATTTTATCTACCATTGAAGGATCCGGTAAAGAGGCGCATCGTGTAACTAAGCCTGATGCTTTGATGGCCCTAAAATGGAATAACCATGATATTAAACTTCAGCGGGTTTTTGATTTACTTACGAATTGGGAGCCGCTATTTGGTCATCTAACTAAAGATGGCCCTAGGTCACAGACATATTGGGTAATGCTTAGGCGGCTTCCATGACCCGCAAAGAACTTAACGAGATATGGGAGGGTGAGTGAATAACGAGCGAACCTGCGCCAATACTGAAAATAGATATGCCTATAAATTTAGAATGTGGAGAATGAATATGCGTTACAAAGCTGGTATGGCGGTTCATGCGGTATTTTGGCGAACGCTATATTTTTTAAGAATCGCAGGAATCTATTCGCGATTTATGTGTCGCAACGGCTGGTATCGTAAATTCCCGGATGGCCGATGTATGTATTGTGGTGAAAAATGACCCGCAAAGAACTGACTAAGCTGCTTGAGGCTCGTAGGGATACGCTTGCGACGGCAGCTATTTATCAGCACAAAAACATGGACGATTTATTCCAAGAGGGTCACGACAGCCTCGTCCCACTTGTCCTCGACTTGGTGGAGTCGCTTCAGTTTTATGCCCAAGGAAGATTACATCATGACACCCCAAATGTTCGACTTGAATTTGGATGCGGATGTTGTGTTGGTAATAATGATAACAATGGAGATAACGACTATGATAAGGATGTCGCTGGATTAACGGCACGAGAGGCACTCGAAAAATTCTACAAAGAGGTGGGGAAATGAGTAAGGTAAATGTCTCCAATGCAGCGGCAATCGGAAATGGATCGCTGATAGCAGAATTTTCCGAAAGAAACGAAGTTATCGGTAATTATGCTGAGCGAACTGTTCTGTCCGCAAGTTACAACGAAGGACAATATGTAGGGCCAATTACTGTGATTATTCATCCGCACAAAGAATGCGACTACGTTATAGAGGTGCGTAAAAGCGGAGTTGTGCTTAAGGAGGCGAGGAAATGAAACTAGACACCTTGATAGAATGCGCCGCTCTATTGATTGTGGATTTGTTTTAAATAAAGATTATTTGCCAACAATTGAAACTTATATAAGCGAAGTAAAAGAAGCTCTTAGAAAAAAGTAATTATTTAAAGCCAATATAACCTAAGCATCGCCAGTCTAAAATTTGCCAAGATCCATTTATTAATTCTATTTTTAATACACACCCAGCTTCATAACGAATAGTTAATGTTCTAACTTGACCTTTTGTTTTAACAGTTTCTTTCAGTCTAATAGAACCACACTCTGGGCATCTGTACATAGTTAAAGGTTATTAGCCAATAGCCGATTAAATCAATATGATAACAAGACTTTTCTTTATCTTATGCGTTTTAATTAGTATTTATATCTACATTGTGTTCAGAATAGCGATAGCAATTTACGGTGGATAGATGTATCAAAAAAAGAAGCGCATTAAAGACGAAAAACTTCTTGAAGAGTTTAGAAATAAACCATGTGAAGTTTGCGGTCATCACGGACCATCTGATCCGCACCACATTATTAGTAGGGGCGCCGGCGGGGACGATACTAGGGACAATTTAATCTCACTTTGCCGAAGCCATCACACTCAAATCCATGCAATCGGCAGTAGCACCTTTTTTAATAAATATCCCCATGTTATGATGAGAAGGATGTTAAACTAGGGAGATTTTATTTCACGCGGTGGTCTTAAACCAAAACTTGAAGGCAAGGGCTTTGAAGATACGCTATTCACGGCAGCACAATTAAATGGTCTAAGGGTTGTAGATGTTCCAGAAGCCGGTCGATGGATCGGGCCAGCATTATTTAGACCCATCGCCGGACTTTGCGACTATATTCTAATAAACAAAGAAGGTCGAGCGGCATTTGTAGACGCTAAAACAATAAACGATATTAGATTTCCGCACTCGCTAATTAATCCCGATCAGTTGAAGCACTTAAAATCGGTCGGTGATTTATGTCCTGCTGGATATGTTATTTATTTTAGGCCAGCACAGCGCGTCTGCTTTGCTCAGTGGTTCCAGTTAGAACAACTTCAACCAAGAGAAAGCCTTAAAATAGATCAACTCATGGACCTTGGGCCAATAAGCTATTTTGATGTTAAGAAAATATTTGCTTGTCATGTGCTATAAACTTAGCCCATTATCTGGATATGCCAAAGAAACCAAAAAAAACTAAAGAAAAGCCTAAGAAAAAGCCGAAGAAGCTAGCGTACTAAAAAACGCATTCTCGCTCTGATTGGGATGGGGGAATTTATGGAAGCTGAAAAGCCAAAGCCTAAAACCGTTAAAACTAAAACACAATGGAAGCCGACGTATCAAAAAGCGCAAGCCTTTGATTCGCATCTTTTTAAGCTCACTGACGCTAAAATGAAAAAGAAAGTAGTGCTAGGGAACAACCTTGAGGACGTTCAAGAAGTTACCCACAACCACTTTTATCACACAGTGGACTCATCTGGACGAACCCAGGAGCATTCTGTAGCAGTTGGTGGCCACTTTCATATTATGACAGTTGAGTACGACGAAGAAACAGGGGAGCCAATAGCAAAATGTTCGGGCCCAAAAACATACACATGGAAAAAGAACAAAAGAATTATAGTGGATTTACCAGAGTTCGGTACTGACGAACGCGGTGAAGCTATTAGAGACAATCATACGCATCAAGTTGACTACCAGCGATCTAGCAAAGTTGCTCCTCGCACAGTTAGCGCAGAAGCGGTTAAAGCAATGGACATCTTAGAAACCTCTAGAGCAAGACCCGTTGAGGGGATTAAGGGATGACGCTGCGTGATATGGTCAGAGCTGATTTTGCAGAATTTGTTAAAGTTGACCCCGCAGTTCCAGAGGATCTTAGAAGGGCATTAAGAACAAACGAAAGAGTGCCTGGATTTATCGACCGATTAGCTCAGGAGCTTCAACAAGTAGAAGACAATGGGATTAAATTAGATCGACTTAAGATAAAAATGGTCGTCTACGAGCTAACAGCTACTTTTGTAGGACTTTTAAAGCACAGAGCGAATGAAATGGAAATGTCAGATATCGCTAAAAGCCATGCTAGGCGCGTGATTCAGGAACAAGAAGAGATTCTTAACAAATTTGATAAAGACGGCAATGCTGACTTCACAGAAGAGTACGGTTTTAAAATAACAGATAAGGTTTAAATATGTCTAGAGATTACGTCAGAGATGAAAAAGGAAGATTTGCAGAGACAAGCGGATCTGATCAAAAAGAAAGCGCGGTAAGCGGTTCATCAAAAAAACTTTCTTCTGCTATGAGTAGGGAAGAATCTGCAAAAAGAACACTACAGTCTTTACAGTCAAAAGGTGGACTATATTGGGAATCTAAAGAATATAAGGAAGCATCTAAAGAGTTTAAAGCGGCAACCGCTGCAAGACAAAAAGCTATTCGTGAAGCTAAGAAACTGGTTGAAATTCATAGTAAGCCAACTGCAAAAAAGTCATACATTGTAGAGAATGATTCATTGAAGAAAAAGGGATAGAACATGCCAGCGGGCAGACCCACAAAATACAAAAAAGAGTATTGCGAGATGCTCGTTGAGTTCATGGGCAGACCAATGCCTTATGAAGCCTTTGCCGGACTTGTGGATGTTGATTATGACACGCTGTATGAGTGGGAGCGAAAGCACCCAGAATTTTCCGTAGCCAAAAAAAGGGGAAAAGCTAAACAGTACATGGCCCTAATGGAACTCTATATGAAGGGTACAAAGGGCGAGCTGACTGTAAACCAAGAGACCGACGAGCTGAAGCTTGATCCAGGACAAAAGGACGCTAAGGGTAACCCCATAATCAAATCATGGACTAAAAAAAAGAACGGTGTGAACGGGTTCAATGTTACGGCAATGATCTTTGCAATGAAGAACATGACAGGGTGGAAAGACCGCATTGAAATTAGTGAAGAGGAACGCATTGACGACGTAGACTTTGACGGGTAATCAATGCCAAAAGCGTCTTTCAAATATATTAAAAACCGCCACCAGATTGAGTTTCACGAAGATATAACCTCGAAGTTTTTGCACCTATCTACAGGGTATGGGGGCGGCAAAACATATGCGCTTTGTATGAAGGCAATTCAGCTATCATTTTTAAACAAAGACATGCCCGGAGGCCTTGTTGCGCCTGACTTTGCTGATATGGAGAAGGACATCATCCCATCGCTTGACGATATAATGAGCCGCCACCGCATTAAGTACGCCTATAGAGCTGGGCGCTACATACAGTTCCCATGGACAAAATCTAGGCTATATTTAGCGTCTGGTAAAAAAAGAATAAGGGGACCTAACTGGGCCTACGCTCTTATAAACGAAGTAACCTTAATCCCATACATTCGCTATCAAGAGATCATATCAAGGGTGCGGCTAAAACGCGCTCGCTGCCCACAGATTGCGTCCTCTGGTACGCCTGAAGGCTTTGGGACCGACTACCATGAACACCTAGTAGAGAAGCCTTTTAGCGATCGTGTGAGGGTTATTTTTGGAAGCACTCACGATAATGCCCACAACTTAAATCCTGACTACATCGCGTCATTGGAAAGCTCTTTCGATAAAACAATGCAGGACGCCTATATCAGGGGTCTGTTCGTTAACATGGTAGGCAATAGGTTCTATTACTCATACTCAGAAAAGAACGAAGACAAGGGGATCCTACCGTTTGACGGAGAAGAGCCAGTGCATTGCTTCTTGGATTTTAACGTGGAGTTTATGACGGCTACGGTGTGGCGCTTTGATGGCTCGAGACTTCACGGCATAGACGAAATAGTTATCCCAGACAATGCGGACACAAGGAAGATGTGCCAAGCACTTAAAGCAAGGGGATATCACCCAGGTAACACAACAATTTATCCAGATCCCAGCGGTAACTCTAGAAGCACAAAGGGGTCAAGCGACGTTGAGATTTTAAAACAAGAAGGCTATTCAGAGATAAAAATAAGATCGACAGCGCCAAGGTTTAGGCAAAGACAGTTATCGGCTAATAACCTACTTGAGAAGGGTGTTATTAAAATACACCCAGACAGAATGCCATCAATGCGTAAAGACTTTTTAGCAGTAACACAAGACACAGCAACCTTTGAGAAGTCAAAAGAGAACAAAAAGCTAACTCACGCATCGGATGGGTTTGACTACGGCATTGATTTCTTGTTTCCTTTTTCAGGAAAAAGGTCTGGAGTTGTAGTAGAAAAATATCGTTAGGAGTTAATATGACCGAACAGGCAGAAAATGTTAGCACTACAAAGCAATCGCAGCTTGATAATTTACAGGATTTAAAAAAGACTAGGTGGGAGGCATTTTGCAAGAAGTACGCGGCCAGGATAGCAGTTTATCCAAGTAATAACGGGAGAAAAGTTATTCCCGCCATGTGGGTCGATGCAGTACAAGACTACATCTGGATATCGCGTAAGCACCGCCGTCACATCGAAAGGAAGTCACGAAGATGATTCGAATTAAAGATGAGTCTGAAGTTCTAGGAGATGCAGCTTTAAGAAAAGCAATTATTGAAGAGATCAACGGTCCTGAGAATCAAGCTCGAAAGGACGAGTCTTTTCGTAGGCATACTTGTTATAAAGATCAAACCAGCCAGTACGTTGTACGAGAGCTATTAAAGCAATTTGATGACGATACGGTTAGGGAAATGAATTACTCAATCTCTAACATAAGCATAGGCCGCAAAATTATAGACAAGCTAGGTAGAGTTTATTCTAGCGGAGTTCAAAGAGCCGGCCGAGACGACTCAGAGACAGAGGCAATAGAAAAAACATCTAAGTTAGTAGAGCTAAACAGAGTAATGAAAAGGGCTAATAGATATCTTCGAATGCACCATAATACAATAGTTGGTGTGCTGCCTTGCCCAGTATCTAATAACGGCACTGAGCTTTATGAAATAAAAGTTCAAGCATATCAGCCTCACCTTTACGACGTAATTGAAGACTACTACGACAGAGAAAAACCAAAGTTTGTAATATTATCTAACTACAAAATGGTTACTCCACAAATGACGTCTGTTGACCCAGCTAAGGCAAACCGCGGGGCAAGCGCAGTAGTTCCAAGAAAAACGTCTGACGGTAAAGATCAAATCATAGCCGATCACCCTAATGACGACGGAGCTAATGTTGAGGAATATATCTGGTGGTCAAAGTATTACCATTTCACTACTAATAAGGCAGGAGAAATCATATCCGAGTCAGTTGATAACCCAATTCAAGAACTACCATTTGTTAATTTTGCAATGGACCAAGAGGGATCATATTGGGCTCAGGGCGGCCGAGATATATTTGACGGCGCTATTCTTTTAAACTGCATGATTACTAACGCTCATCATATCGGCGTAACTCAGGGCTATGGACAGTTCTGGATGAAGGGTAAGGGGCTCCCGCGGTTTATAAAAGCAGGTGTTAATAAAAGCATTTTGTTAGAGGTTGAGTCCAAAGACGATCCAGATCCACAGCTAGGCTTTGCATCCTCTAATCCAAAGCTACAAGAGTTAAAAGCACAAATTGAGATGTACGCAGCTCTACTATTAACAACAAATAACTTAAGCACAAAAGCAGTGTCATCAAACCTCTCTGGGGGAGATAACTTTGCTTCTGGTATTTCACTAATTATAGACAAAGCAGAATCAATAGAGGACGTACAAGAACAGAGGGACGTGTTTTATCATAATGAGCCTATAATATTTGAACTAATTTCTATGTGGGAGCAGGTTTACAAGAACTCACTTACTGATCCATTTAAGCAAGCAATGCTACCTGCGGACGTTGAAGCACAAATTAAGTTTAACGACTATAAGCCTATTATGTCAGAGAAAGAAAAGCTTGAGAACATTAAGCTTAGAAAAGAGCTTGGCATTAACTCAATGATCGAGCTTCTAATGCAAGACGATCAATCTCTAACTCAAAAGCAAGCAGAAGAAAAGCTATTAAAGTTACTAGAAGAGCAGATAAAAGAAACAGCTCTTAAAGCACAATTAAACCCAGCGCCAGCAGCACCAGCAGTGCCACCACAAGAGGGCGAAGAGAAGCCAGAGGGTGAAGTTGTTAAGCAAGGTAAATACTACGAAGACGAGAACGGTGACCTTTGGGAAGAAACCGAGGACGGATGGCGTAAGGTAACTAAGTCTGAAGACGAAGAAGATTCTGAAGAGGATGATAATGGCGAAGAAGAAGTTTCCGAGTAGCGCCTCAGTTTTAAAGAGAGTTACGGACGAAAAAGCTCTATCAAAAATGATAGACGACCAGCTATTAAGCAAGGGCTTTAGCATTGCCCAAGTGTTAATGGGACCGGTTGGGCCGCGTGGTCCTAAGGGCGATTCTATTGTAGGCCCGCCTGGAAAAAATGGGCTTAATGGAAAGCGCGGTAGTGTTTGGTTAAAAGGAAGTGGCGCACCAACTCAGATGGCACAGCCAGGCGACAAATATTTAGATGTAGATACTGGAGATATTTATGAATTCGAGTGAGCCATTAATCTACCCAGTTTATCTCTCTTATGCTGTTTTAAATGAAAGAAATGGGAGAGCTCCTCTAAATGGGTAATTTCTACACAAAGCTTATTACCACACTTATGATGGAGATGATTCTCTTGTTTTTTAATTCCAACAAGCTTTTCGTATATAGCCCTATGAGCCTGCGTTCTTTTTCCATCAAGATGCATTCTGCCATAGCCAGTAGAAGGGCTTTGCGGTCCAGTCCAAAGCAAACACCCATTTTCACTTCTTTTAGTATATTGTTTCAGCACAGAATTAAAGTCGCCTTTAAAAAATTTATTTTTTCTTATAGAATAATCTCCTCTCATTCTTCTCTTATAATGAGCAGAGCAGAGGCCTGTTTTAACAGATTTAGAAGTACATTCTTTTATCACACATATCATGTTGGGGCTCCTTTATGAGTTGGAATAAAATAGGTAACATAAAAGGACCAAAAGGTACAGACGGAAAAGACGGCATATCAATACAGGGCCCGATGGGCTTAACTGGCCGAGACGGAAAAAACGGCGAGCGCGGAGAGCCTGGAATACAAGGTCCACCGCCAAAGCACGAACTAGACGTTCAAGAGAACAGGATTAGATTTGAGAATCAAGACGGCTCATGGGGCGAGTGGATAGACCTTAAGCGCATTATTGTAAACAAGATGATGGGCGGGGGTGGCGGTTCAGGCGGTATATCAGACCTCAGTGCCTTTACTACCGCTGACTTAGCTGAAGGCGTAACCAATCTCTACTTCACTGCAGAACGCGCACAGGATGCCGTATTCGGCGCAATGGCCGGCTCATCAACAATAGATTTCACTTATAACGATGTTGCAAACTCTTGGACTGGGGCCGTCCTACCAGGTGGGGTTGATCATAACGCTTTATTAAACTACGTAGCAAATGAGCATATAGATCATACTTCGGTTTCTATAAATACGGCGGCCAATTCCGGGCTTGCTGGCGGCGGCACTATTGCGGCGCCTAGGTCATTAACGCTAGATATCAATAACCTTACTACGGACACACCTGCGACGGCAGACTTCATACCTTTTTATGATTCGAGTGGGGCTGACTCCAATAAGTCAACGATTGGGAATATGCAGATTGCTTTTTGGCAAACGGCCCCTAACGTAGCCCACATAAAAACAGACGGTACTGGTACTCATGCAACCATTGCCTTAGCAAATTCAGACCCGGAGGTTAGTTTAATTTTAGTTTACCCAGGCACCCATACAATTAATAATTCTTCAGCAACGATGGTACTTCTTAAGAATATGCGAAGCGTAGGCGGTAGGGCCGTAACTACTTTGGAGCGAACTGATGGCTCAAGGGCAGCAATTCAAATACAAAGCCCAGCTAGGGAATTCTCAGGTTTTACATTAGGTCCCGCAGGTACTAGCTCCGATGCTCATTGGTTATTTTATAGCTCAATTGTTTTTAGTAGAACTTTAATTAGCGAAATAAACTGTCTCTCCTCTATGGGAATAGCCATTAGATCGGCCAATAATCTAACCTTAGAGAAAATATATGCGGTCAATGTGGGCGCATCGTTTCCGCACAATGTTATTAAACTAGGTGACGCAAGCGGGGTACCACAGGCCGTTTTAATTAGAAATTGCACCTTCGCTACCGTTAATGAAATGGCAATTCACGTCTATGGCGGTAACGCTGATGTAGTAGATTGTAATTTCAATGGCTCAGGCTTTGGCTCAGGCTATGGTATTAAGATTGACTCAACAGCAGCCGGTACAACTCAAACCTACACTTGTTCTTTTGATGGTGTGTTTTTGCCAGTAGACGCAAATATGTCCGGCGGCGCTACTTATTCAAGCAATCTTGATAATTTCAAAAATCACTACGGCCCTGCCGTTAATTGCTACGGTGGCGCGGGCCGCTTTGTCACAGCCGGCTCTGCTGTGTTATATGACCCCGGTTTTTCGAGTTTCGGCTTTGTAATAGGTGCGGGTACTTTAAACGAAGGTTACTATTTCGACGCCTACTTAAAAACATTTGTGACAAACTCTAAGCAGCAATTGAAGTCTACAGGCGGCGCTCCGCTAGTCGGCAATGCGACACTTGTAGCCGGTACAAAAGCCGTGGCGTGTACTGACATCACGGCAAATTCAATTGTTATGCTAACAAGAAAAACAATCGGCGGCACCGTAGGCAATTTAAGTTATACGTTAACGGCATCAACAGGATTTACTATAAACAGTTCAAGCGCGACTGATACGTCAGTTATTAGCTGGACTATAATAGAACCGGGGTAAAATTATGGCTTTAAAATTACAAAAGACTTTAACTAACTTTGATTTAACTACTGTGTCCGGTGACTATTGGCGCATAGCTAGTTTATCCTTAGCTTTCTTGCAAGATGGAGACTGTCAGTCAAACATATCTTTAGAGTTTTGGGCTGACCATGCCACTAGAGAAGCCGGCGAATCAGATCCACTAAAAGTGATAAAGATTGATGCTCCTATTTTACTTAAGTCGAGGGACGAGGCGTACAATTGGCTTAAAAATAATGTGGCTTATTTATCTGGGGCAGAGGACGTATAGTTGAAGGTAGTCAAGGCAGTTGGATCAAACGATGAAACTTATTCTGAGATTGATCTAGGAATTGATGGTCTACCGAATAAGCTAAAAAACGATATTATAGAGCAAGCGGGAGACTTGTTAAAAGAAGAAATCCTACAAGCTCTCGCTGTGGCTAAATCCCCTGTATCTGGAGAGTCATTCCCAGCTTTATCAAAAAAATACAGAGAGTTTAAGATATCAGAGGGTGGCTCAGGTAGCCCAGACCTTGAACTTTATGGAGACCTAAAAGACGCATTAACATACGAAGCAACTGACAGCGGTCTCAAAATTGGATTCTTTGGAGATCAGGCAGCTAAGGCAGACGGCCACAATAAATTCTCTGGGCGTGAGAACTTCACTCCTAAGCGAAGATTTTTACCAGATGAGGGACAATCATTTAAGCGCGACATCGTTCGTGCCGTAAAGAGCATCGTAGAAGCTGGGTCTGGATCAGTATTTAAAGAATCGGACTTTAGTAGCGTTGAATCTAGCCAAGACCTTTACGATGTATTGCGTGAAGTCTATTCTGGGTATAGTAAAGCGGAGATTAAAGAAATAGTCGCCAGCAACTCTGACCTGCTTGATATTTTAATCAGTAATGACTTATTGAGGTTTTTATAACATGCCAAGGGCGCCAAAGGTTACGGTTAAAGTTAGCGATGGGTTTATAAATAGGCTTAAAGAAATAGATAAAAACGCTCTAGATGAGCGTGTATCTGCTGAAGCTAACAATACTGTGCTTAAAAAAATACTGGCCTTAATAGGATCTGGAAGGTCGCCAGTAGAGGGTTACGGTAGATTTGAAGACTATAAGAACCCAGATAAGTACCCAGGAACAAGAAAATCAGCACGTCCAGTTAATCTTAGATTGACGGGTGATATGCTTGACGAATTAGAATTTAGAAGCGTAAGCGGCAATTTGGTGTATGGGATTCATTCTGATGCAGATAATGATATCAAGATACGCGCTAATGTGCATAACAATGGGGAGCGCGATGATATCCCGCAAAGAAAATTTGTACCAAGTGCTGACGAGGGGTTTACTTCCAGCGTTGCCTTGGAACTACGCAATTTGATTAAAAGACAAATCCTTAATCGTATTAAGGGTTAAATTTTTAAGTCCTATCAGGTGATTGGCCTGAATTAACAAACAGACGAGTCGTACTTGTCGCCCATCGCGGTCGTACCGCAAGGAGAAAAAAATGGAGAGCACTAGTCAGGAACCAGTAAAAGATCAAAACCCAGCCAGTCGTACTGAGCAAAGTGGAGATGAAGCAAGCGAAAGCGTTTCTTATGCCCAGTTCAAGTCAGTTAAAGATGACATGCACAGGTTTAAGGAAGAGCTAAAAAAGCGAGACGATATGCTTAAAAGCCTTCAGGAAAAAGAACTGAAGGACAAGGAGCAGTGGAAAGAATACGGATCGGCCAAAGAAAAAGAAGCTACAGAGTGGAAGACTAAGTACGAAACTCTTAGCGACTCAATCAGAGACCGCGCCAAAGTTTCTGCTGTAAGAGAGGCAGCGTTAAAGCTTGGGCTCGTAGAATCAGCAGTAGAGGACCTAGAGTTAATGGACCTTAAGGACGTTGTTGTAGAAACAACATCAACTGGTCGAGTTAACGTAATAGGAGCTAAATCTGCGGCTGAGAGAATTAAAAGCGTTCGCCCACATTGGTTTGCTGAGAATCGTGTTCCCAGCGTTAATGGACGCCAGCCAGAGGTTAAAGTTGGAGGCAGCCCTGCGTCTTCGTACGATGAGCTTAAAAAGCTCGAAGAGATGGCTAGGAAGTCTGGGGACTATACAGAGTATAGAAAGAAGTTAATGGAATTTAAACAAGCCAATAGATAGGAGAAATTATGGCAGATCAAATTATGGATACGGGTTCCGAACTGTCGGTCATTGTACCACAGGTATGGAGCCAAAAATATTATGACGACCTTTTAGCTAACCTACCCTTTAATGCGGTTGTTTCTAAAGACTACGAAGGCGAAATCCAGAACATGGGCGACACTGTTAAAATCAGTCAGTTCCCTGAAATGGACGAAGCTCAAGTTGTTGCTGAAGATGCTCGCGCTGATGCAGATGCAATTACAGTAACTCAGCAGTCTTTAGTTATTAACAATAGAGTGGTTAAGGACTTTATCGTAACAAATAAAGCTCTTATGCAGTCTCTTCCCACAATGGATAAGCTTCGCGACTTAGCGATCTATTCTATTCAAAAGAAGATGCAATCACTAATTATTGCGGCTTCATTGCCTAGCACTTCGTCACCAGATCATACTATTGCTTATGACTCTGGTACTACGCTTGCGCTAGCAGACATGCTTGAAGCTAAAGAACTTTTAGATGGTCAAGACGTACCGCAAAACAACAGACACTTTGTTGTTGGTCCAGCACAGTTGAACGATATTTTCAACATTACTGGGTTTACTTCTAGTGATTTTATTACTGCAAGTAGCCCTCTACAATCAGGTCAGTTACCGCCTGCGCTATTAGGATTTGCTCCGCACTTCACAAGCGTTGTTGGTAATACTTCATACTGGTTCCATGCTAGCTATTTAACAATGGCAGCTCAAAAAGGAATCTCAGTAATGGAATATGATCTAGGTGTTGACGGTAAACGCGCAACCCGTGTTAACGTGGATACGCTTTTCGGTCTTAAACTTTTAGACAACAAGCGCATTGTGACGCTGGGATAAGGAGAATAACATGTCAGGTTTTAAAAATAATGGAGTACAGGTACAACAATACGTTTATGACTTTGCTGTTGATGGCGGTGTAGCTGCGGCTAACATCGAGCTATCAGCTAAGGCAGGTTATGAGCGTCTTCCGATCGGCGCAATCATCTTGGGCGTAAAGGCTTTTGTTGAAACTGCAGTTGTAGGAAGCTCATCAACTGTATCGTGGGGTCATAGTGCTAATCCAGATGGTTATTCTGGAACAACTATTGCCGAAGCAAGCTTAACAGCTAACTCAGTTCATAATGGTTGGAGAACTGCTAACTCAGACCTTTGGGATGACACGAACGATGTTCAGCTTAACCCATATGTAAGCACATCTGCTCTAGGTTCATTTGTTGTGTTAATTAGCACAGCGAATTTAACTGCGGGCAAGATTAAGTTTATGGTTGAGTACCTATTACCATCTTAATAAATACGGCGGGGTTGGGTAACTGACCCCGCTCTTACTATGGCAAAAATGGAATATGAAAATTGGCCAGATTCTATATTGGAAGCACAGATTCTAGGCACAATTAAAAAGCTAGATGCTGAACAAAACCAAGACTATAAAGTAGGACTTGCGGGTTATCTAGCTAGGTTGCTAAACGAGCGCGAGAAGCGCCGCTTAAAGAGGAGCTAGAGTGGCAATATTTCCTGTACTTGACTACGAACAAAGACTTCAGCTTGGTGATAAAACTAGGCTTGATGCTTCAAAGAGTTTCGTGTCTCCAGCTTCAGAAACCGCACTAAGCACCGTAACAATAACACCAGGGCTTGATGGCTCTGCACAGTCTGTCTACTCTGCCTCAACTTCAGAGGACTGGTATCTTGATTGGATTTTTAATACTTGGAACATAGATATATTTACAGGGGTTAACGATAAAATTGACTTTGATCAAAGCGGAGAAAAGGTAGCTACTCTAGATCAAGGCACATATACACTAGCACAGCTTCTAACAGAGATTGCATCTAAAATGAATGCTGTATCTGGAATTAGCGGTGTGTTCTCACTATTGTCAGACGATAAAGATAGAATTACATGGGCTAATAGTACAACTTCTTTTAACTTGCTTCCATATGGTGATAACAAAGATACCTCAATCCTTCCCCATATTGGCTTTGCAAACAGAACTGAGAACCACTACCAGGGCTCATCTATTGTTGGAGATCCTGTAGAGTATTTAATGAAGCGTGTTTTATTAACTGTAAATAATGGAACTGGAGCGCAGACAGTTGCTAAATTTGTTAGGCTATTTTCTATAGAGGGCGATGCTCTTTTTTGTACAGATCAGGATTTAATTACTTGGGAGCCTGATATTATGAAGTGGGTGCCGCGAGGACGGTCAACATTTCTTAACATTTGTAGAGAGGCGCAAGAT